AACCGCACTTGTGGCACTTCTGGATGTCCCTGTCATCGATCTTGGACATTCGGTCAAAGGTCTCGTCACAGTTAAGGCATGTGTACTCATAGTTTGGCATCAGACCTCCAAGTTGTCCTAATCTCACGCGGACGCACGTCAGGCGTAGAGTCCCATTCCTTGGTGATAACGTGCTCGCCATTCTTGTAACCCTTGCAGACCACAACCTGTCGGTCAAGGTCAATCTCCCACGTGCCGCGAACCTGCTTGTTCATCAGATATTACCCGCTTCTCTTTCTCGCTTCTGGATTTCCCTGTTGACATACCACACAGCCTTCTTTAGGTCTTCAAGTGCGTCGTTCTTCAGGTCTGCTCTCCAGATATACTTCATGGCATTTCCAAGGTTGAAGTTCATGTGCTCGCACACTTCAATGGCTTCGATACCGCTTGGGTGCCCCTTGTAGTGTGGTGGGTGGTTCACCCAGTCTGTCTTATCATCCTTCTTGCTCAAGGTGTTCCGTCTCCTTCAATAGTTCGTCCAGTGTTGTGGGAGGATTGACCACGATGAATCCAATAGAACGCTCGTCATGCATCTCTTGTAGCATCGGCATGACTCTTCCCTCGTTTTCATCGTCGAATCTCATTAGGTGCTTATCATTCTTCCAGTCATATATAATGGCTGCACTTCCCGGTCTGTCCTCGTTCACCGGCCCATATTCCAAGTAGAATGCATCTCTAGTTCCATCTTCGAAGAAGATTGCATAGTTATAAACCAATTCTGTTTCCTTACTCAATTCCTACTCCTGTCTCTATATCCTGTGGGTGGGTGTTGGGAGTCGTAAGGGTTTCGTGCCCCGGCTCACCGCCCCACTTCCATGCATAATACTCTCTGTTCTTTTCAAACATCGGGCTGGTGACTACTTGGCTACCGCCCCAGTTCTGTGTCACACTTCCCTTGTGGAAAAACGGAGCGTCGGTACGCTTCCTGTCAGTGCCACCGGCCAACTTAATACGGTAGTTCATGTCATTGTCCTCAAAGTAGGCGGGTGAGAAGTTCTCATCGAACCAGCCGAACTTGTGAATGAAACTGATCGGATTGACCACAAAGCATGCGTAGTCTGGTGACTCGATGTACTTTACCTCATCAAGGTGGTCGTAATTCTCGTCTCTGGTGTTGAATCCAGTAACCAAGTCATAACCTTCAGCCAGACCTAGAAGCATTCTCTTCATGGTGCCGGGATGGAACACTACGTCGTCATTGAGAATGAATACGGCGTCGTACTTCTCGATGGCTGCTCTGCGCATACCGTCGTTCCACGCCCATGACACACCGCGATTGTCCTTCCAGTTGGGAATGACGAATGGCCTGACATCCATATCTACCGAATGCATCAGTTCTGTAAAGCCTTCAAAGTTGTGTAGCACCGGCACCGCCAGTGCGACTCTGTTTACCACTCGTACTTGCTCCAATACTGTCTGTTGTTCTTCACGGCCTCTGGCCATGTATCGTCAATCTCTACCACATCGTAGTGGTGCCCATCTCCCCACAGGTCTCCATGGGCTTCCATGCGTTGCTTCAGAATCTCAGGGTTTGTCGTGTCTGGTCTGTTCAACTCGCTGTGAGCGAATGCCTTGAACTTGTTTGCTATATGCTCTGCGTCTCCGAGGTAGGAGAAGTGCCAGCCACCGTTGGCCACTATGTTTATCGGGCCGGTGACCCTAAGGTCTTGGGTGGTAATCGTCTGCGCAAAACTCCACCGGGCCATTCTGTTGGTGTGGCGGTGTCCACCGCTCACGTTCAGACCATAGTAGTATGCATCTAGTTCCGGTGATACCACGTCAACATCCTTCAGCAGTTCCTCAGCCTTCGCCACCACGGACCTCCGTGGAATCTCGTCGGCGTCACTGACGATAAGGATATCATTCTGCTTCGGTCTCTTGTTGTGCATGATCTTACGAATGTGGTTCCTCTGGTAGTATTCTCTCTCCCAAGGGTTCGTCACTTCGTCAGGACACTTGACATTGAAGTGCCAAATCTTGTCTAGGTACTTGGTGAATCTACCTGAGTCCTCCAAGTTTGTTACTGACTTCGGAGAGCCTTGGAACGTCTTGTCCATTTCCACAATAAGGAACTTGTCCACTACCGGGTCTAGTTCTTCTAGGCGCATCTCTAGGATGTCTAGTTCGTTGTAGAACGTAAAGCAGTCATAGATCATACTAGAATTCCAAACGACAGTGACTTTGGGTATGGCAGGCCAATGGCAAATGCATCGATTCCCTTTACCACATACTCAACACCATCAATAAGCACAGTCTCTCCCTGCAATTCTCGTGGGGTAATGTCGAAATCATCCGCCTCAGCCATAACAGCATACACGTCTCCACGACCATTGATGTGATACTTCTCTAGTGACTTAAACTCTTTCATGCTTTCCTCAAGAATACTATCTCGTCATACACGTGCACCTCAGAGACACCGAGGCCATCTGAACCTGCGTGGCCCAGCATTACCTCTCTGATTGCATCGTTAAGGAAACTGGTGACCGGTGAGCCTAGAGCGCTGCCGCCGTAGTCTTCTCTAACCTGTACTGCCAAATCCTCAATCACGAACCAGCCACCGGGCTTGATGTGTGGCCACCAGTTGCTCAAAGCATTCATGATGTCCGCACTGGTGTGTGAGCCGTCATCGATAACGATGTCAATTGGTTCACCCTGCCAGTCATAGGTGGTTCCATCGGCAATGGCGACAGTTACCCTCTTGCCTAGATCAGTCGGTGTCTTTGGCTCGATATCGATACCAAGTAGGTATGAGTCGCTGTTATTGAACCAGCCATGCCACATACGCATGGATGCGCCAGAGGCTACGCCTATTTCTACCAGCACCACCGGCTCGTCCTTGAGGTCAGCAAAATGGTTCTCGTAGTGGGGAATGTAGCCGTGCGTCAACTTGTCTGTGTTGTGTCTCTTGGCTAGAGTGGCTAGTTTCATCGTATGAGTCCAAACTCCTTCAACTTGCGGTAGATCGTTGCCCTACCTACGTTCTGCTCCTTCGCTATTTCATCAGGAGTCTTTTTCAGTGTTACGTACTGGTACTTGAGCCACACAGGGCTGTTGTAGAGTCTAGGTGTACGTGGGAGGATCATACCACACCAGCCGCCACCGCGCCAATGGCAATTGCATCGGTTACGTTGTCTGACTCCACGTCAATTCCAAATCTTTCCTTGACCCATGCCTGAGTTCTAGCCTTGCGGAACTCCCTGTACTTCGTTGACAGGTAAGACTTCTTCGCATCTGGGTACTGGCTGTTGATCGCTGCCTTCTCTGTAGCGTTTAGAGGAGGGTTGCCTATGGCTCGCTGCCACACCAGCGGACTGGTTTCCGCTACGTCCCTTGCACCGGCTGCAATGAGTGCTCCCATGATGGCTCCGTAGGCATATGCCAGCAGGATAACGGTCTTCTTGTTCTGCACATACACCGCCGACTCAAAGTAAACCATGTCTACTCCCAGCGCCTCCTCCAGAGAGGCTATCTTACGTTGCGCATCTGCGAGTCTGTGGAACACCGTCCTGCCAATGAACTTGATTTCACCCCACTTGATCAACTTGCCTTCGTCAAAGATGGCAAACCCAAGAGAGTTGGTCGAGCAGTCGGCACCCATAATCACCTTTGGCGTTTCTGGTGCTATCGACTTTATACCCATGACTTCAGTGACTCCAACAGTTTCTTGTTCTTCTTCTGCTCATCCATCTTGTCGTGCATACCGCAAGTCTTGGACTCATTGTATCTGGACAGTAGGGTTGAGCATCCTTCATACTCGCATATTCTACGAGCACCGCCGCGAATGGCCTTGCGCTCGTAATACTTCTTCATGATCCTAGCATTAGTCGCTAGGCGTTGGCACTCTTCCGAGTGGTAAATCTGGTTCGATGTGACGGGTGTGAACTCTTCGTTACACTTCTCCCAAGAACACACCCGTCTCTCGTCTATCAAGGCTTTGCTACCACCATAGGCTTGATGGTAACCTCACCGTCACCGAGGTTTTCCCAGCATTCGTTGAACACCGGGCAATACTTGCACTGCTTGGACTTTCTGGTGAATGGTCGTGTGGGCAGTGTGTCGCCCTCTTCTTCCCAGTTGGCTCGTACTCTTCTGAGCCAGTCCAGAGCATCCTCAAGAATCTTCTCGTATCTCTCGTCCATCTCAACAGGGATGATGAGGTAGGACAGATCGTTTCTATTCTCGTAGAAGAGGAAGCCCTTCTTCTTTCCGGTCGCCTTCATGTAGATAAGCAACTGATATAGGTGGTACGGTAGAGGCTTCATGGTGTTCTGCCTCAAGACGAACATCTCTTGGCGAGTGGTCTTGATTTCACCGACGACGATTTCGTCACCGACCCTGACCAACGCATCAATATAGCCACGAATAGGCGGGTCAATCATCTTGACCTCTACCTCTGTGGCTACTAGTGCGCCTGCATCACCAATAATGTTGGCAATGCGCTCACCGGCGTCTCTACCGTTAAGCATGGTTGCCATGCCCATCGAGTCGGTGGTCTCCTCAAAGACATACTTGCCTTCAAAAGCCATATACCAATACCTTGGGCATCGACCATTACCGTCGTACCCAATGGACGACGGCGCGAATGTTTCCTTCTTCTGCACGCCTGTATCGCGGACATGTGAAAGATAACCCTTTTCAAAGATTTCGTTCAGGTCTTCAACGCTGTACGTGCCTCTGAAACTGTTTGACTTGTTGATATCTCGTATTCCCATTTACTCACTTACTCAAATATTTCATGGCATCACAAAGTTTGCCGATGGATTCCTTGGCGGTAAAGTAGATGTTCTTCTTCTTTGTTTCTTCACTTCCGCTCTTACCTATTGTAGCATAGTAAGTGGCTTTTAGCGAAAAGACGGTGGCTAGCGCCTGCAACTCTGTAATGACAGCGGGTGCCTTATCAGCAGGAATCCTGCCCTTCTCAAAGAGAATCTTCACCACCAAGTGCAAGGCCCTGTCTAGTTGCTCGTCCTGCATGTAGTCCGAGACATCATTCAGTTCAGTGATCTGAGATACCAAGTCTACGGGGGAGTCGTCTTGTTCAGTCAATCCAACCCATCCATTCAAATACGACCGTGCCGTCCTTCAACGTCACATTACTCCTGTGATAGGAGCCTCTTCGAACCTGAAGAGGCATCGTTGGATTCTCCTGAATCTGCGCCCACGTCGGGACTATCGGAGCCTCCACTAGAATCTCCGTCTCCTGCGGATTCTGTATCCGGTGCAGTTGATTCTT